AGAGATGTGGGTCCATCTTACCCATATCTACTGGAATTAACTGACCAAGACCTTTTACTGTTAGACCAGACCAGCCCTTAATAACTGCGTCAGCATAAGCTTCTAGAAACTTATCGTTATCTACTTCTTCTTCGCGTTGACGCGTACGCTTATTAAACTTATAGACTAGGGCACTATTTCTAATTTTAATTAGTCTGTCACGACCAACATAGCACACTCTAACCTTAAAACCGTCAATGTCAGGAAACTCTACTTCGCTGGCTTTATCGGTTACCATTAGGTTTTTAATTAAACTCATTCTTTCCTCTCATTTCTTTGAAAAAAGGGTAGCTACCATATCCAACTTGCTATTAGTGAGGGGAGTTCTAATAGCTTGTTGAGGTAGCTACCCATCTAGATTATTATAAACCGCGCCCCCTCAAGCGCAGTTTATTAAGTATTACGCTGCAGCAGATACGAACATAGTTAGCTCGCTTCCAGTACCTCTTGAAGCGGTTGGTTCTTGAGCTAGGAATTCTACTGAGATTCCAATAATATCTTCTACAGTGTGAGTTGGGAAGTTAAACTGCACAGCAGGCATGTAGGCTGCCACAAACGGAGCAGAAGCACCACCAATTTTTAGGTTGGCGTTACTTACTTGAGCAATACTAGTTCTAGTATCATTAACGATATTACGTAGGAATTGCGCACTTTCCTGGTCTCCTGCGCGTAGATATGCAGTGAAGTTTCCGGTAATAGTTCTAGAACCTGTAAATTGTCCGATTGGGGAGTTTAGAGCAGCAAGCTCTTCAGGAGTTAGATAGGTAAGAGCGTTTGAATATGTAAATCCAAGCCCTGTTACTGGGAATGTATAAGTATTTCCAGAAGCTCCTGCAGCGGCATGTTGTACTTCAATAGCACTTAGACGATTCTGAATGAACGCACTAGTTGTAAGAGACCCTGCTACGTTATAGCTGGCATACGCGTGATACCCTGCAGCAGCAGTATTAGCGTCTGTATGAGAATTTCCGGTTACAGAGCTACCATCATTTAGTACTCCCCCAATAACAGAAATAATTTCATCACGGTTAGTTCCAGTAAGTTCAATGAAGTTAGTACCAAAACCACTCCAGCTAGTAGTTGCAATAGAGTCAATCGCAGCATCAATAGATGCTTCATTAACTGTTGCATTCTTTACCTGGTACACAACGTTATCCATTTTAATGTACATGTGGTACTCAGTAGCACGAGCAAAGTTAGAGGTGTGCGCAGCAGCGTTGCCACTAGCGTTACGAGCTCCTAGAGAAAGTTGCCCGCCAGGTTGCCAAACGCTTCGTAGCTGGGAAGAAGCACCTATTCCAGTAGCCCAGGCAGTATTTGACATTAGAGCTTGCCATAGGAACCAATCAGCTAGAGGCTGAGAGTTACCAGAAGGGTCAGTACCTGTAGCTCCTGAAGTATTACGAACTCCAGTAGGACGTAGATAAGTCTGGAAGTTCCATTCAGTGGGGTTGATAGCTGTGTTAAAACGCTGAGTGCTGCGGTCAGGACTTAATCCACTTTCTAGTGATGTAATATCCTGAGTTGCAGAAGATTGACTGGCTGCGTATCCAGCGAGAACTTCTACTCTCCAAGTGTTAGTAGGGGTAAAATCATCAGCCTCTACGCCACTAGCAGTGATATCTAGTGTAGACATATAGACTTCAGAGTTTCTTTGAAGGTTTAGTGATGAAGCCATTTTAGCTTTCTCCTTTAAGTTTTAAATATTTCAAAACGAGTACTAAGAAATATCTCGGCCATACCGTATGGATGAAGCAATCCAGAATCTGTTAGTACAGTTAATATATTAACGTCAAAAAGTTGTAAATCAGGAGTACCTTTTAGGTTATATATAACATGCTCTACATCCAAAACCAAATCGTTAATTTGGTTAACAGGATCGTCACTATACACATAACAACGTAAGGTAGATTCAACCCTAGATTCAGTATTATTGTTAGTATTAAATTTTCTTATTTCTCGCCCTGAAGTAGCGTAAATAGACGGAAAATCGTTTATTTCGTCTATATATTTTAAGCCTCGATATACGTTTTCACGCAAATCAGTAGTAAAATTATACGCAGTATCATACGGAGAGGCTCGCCCGTCTATTTGTTTTAAAGCGTTAACTATTAAATTATTAATTCGCGTTCTGTTCGACATCTTTTTATTTCTTCTTACAGTATATCATGTGGAATAATAATTGGCAAATTTTATTTTTTAAAGTTCTATTCTTCTAGTTTGAGTTTGCTGTCGGTACTTAGCTTGGATAACAGACCTAATAGAATCTTCTACTAGGTTATTTACTTCATATCCAGATCTTTCAAGTCTTTGATATATAGGTTCATAAAAGTAATCTACTGTACGCTGTTTAAAGTTAAAGAATGCTCTAATACTATTGCGAAAGGCGCCTGTACGCTCATAAATTTTAGGAGGTCTAGGTTTTCCTGCTCCACGACGCATACGCTGTTTAACTTTAGCCTTTACTAGAATTGTAACGTCTATTACAGATTCTTTTTCAATTCGCTCTTCTCGTTCTACCTCTGGAGCTATAAAAGGTCTAGTCAATATTTGGGCTCTTCCAGAGTAAGCCAATACACTACCTTTAACATAGTTAATATCGAAAGACACACTCTGAGTTTTTAATTGAGTATCTATCATAGCGAATAGTCTCTGTAACTTCAGTAATGCTTGAGGGTCTGTTGATAGCTCGTTTAGTCTTTTTTGGACTATCTTTTCAAAATTAGAATTAAAATCTGTATACGCCTCTTTAAAATCAGATCTCTTTGAAACTTCTGCTAATGCCTGATTTAAAATAGACTGTGGATAGGCAAATTTAATGTCAATGGAAGTTCCATCTTTTGAAAGTCTAATTCTTGCAGTACGTAGGATAAAATCTCTTTTAAATTGCAAAGTGGTGATAGCCGTTTGCTTACCGTTAATAGTCATAGGAATTGTAAGGGTAAGTGCTTTAGTAGTTAGATTTTTAGAGATAGCTTGCAATATTTTTCGTAAACTGGGATTTTTTTGTTTACTAGGAGCCATTAAATGCTCTTTTAATTTACCTAGGCTATTCTTATAGTACTCTACAAATCTCTCCGAGTTATCTATAGGTTGAACATCTTCTTGGATAGCTCCAGTGTCTGGATTTACCGAGTAACTGACAGTTAATTCCTTAGCCCCTTCTCTACCGATAGTAACAGGGGTTCCTAATTCAATTGCTCGTTCTCTCTTAGGAGTAATCTCTCGAGAAGCGCTTAAGATATACTTAAGTAAAGACGCCTTAATTTCTTGAGTTTCGATACCACCACTAACAGTATTTACTTTTATCAGGTCTACTTTTAGACCTCTTCCGGCAACTTCTTGTACTTTTCTGGACCCAGTAGCGTTAGCTATGCCAGCCTCTACGGCACCATAAGACTTAGTGGCTAAAGATCTAATAGCAGTACTGAGATCTGATTTACCCTGTTTTTCTAACGCAATAGCAGTACTAGAGAGCCTAGAGCTAAAGATACTAGCAAGTGCAAATCGTCTATCATTAACAATTACAAAGTTTGAAATAGAAAAAACAGGCTCTGCCATTATTCAACTAACCTATAAAGATTTAGTATGCGGCGCACTTGAGGTGGAAAATCATCAATACCCAATTTGTAAGAGCTAGTTGTTTCACCCTGCATCGTAACTCTATCGCTACCTGATCTACCTTTGTATACTACTTTTATCATCTCAAGAGCTGCTAGTTTTAAATCAGAAGGTATAGTAGTATATCCTCCGTTATAATATACTTTTATACCATTAGGATAGTTATTAAACTTTAGAGGTCTGAAGAAGCTAAGTTTTGGAGTGCCACCACCATCTCCAGTATTAAAACTAATCTCTCCGGTAGTGGAGTAGAAAGAATATTCGTTAACCCGCCTGGAAACATCTGTCATAGCTGTTGAGTTATCTGACCCATCAAAGCGCATTAGGAGTTTAGTATTCTCATTTTGCCTAGTTGGGTACGTGGGGGCTGTAAAATTAGAAGTATATTCTGCTATATGACTAATTTTTAAATCATCTAAATAGCCAGTTAGGTAGTTAGAACTTATTCCTTTACCTATATATAGACCAGTGTTAAAGTTGGGAATAGAGTTTGCAGTAGCAAGAGTTGCCACACTAGTTCCATTTCGATACAACTTAATATTAGTAGCGTCTCTAACTAGTGCTAAATGGTAAAACTGGTTAGCGCTATATCCGGTATTTGCCCCTTGACGTGCTACTATAGTTTCTACTCCGTCAACAACTGTTAAAAATCTAAACCCTGTTGAATTAAAGTCAACTGAAAGTTCCCAGTAATTATTTGCACTACCGCTACTGAGTAAAGTGTGTACGTTAGAAGTAACACTGTCAAAACGTGCTTGCACTTCTATAGTAAAAGGGTCTACTCCTAAATCCCAGTCTGAAGTAGAATCTGTTACTAGATAGCTAGACCCATCAAATCTCGCACTAGAACGATTAAACTTTTTAACACGAGTTTTTAATACTGGATTCCCGTAGTTAGAAATAGTATGAGACTGACCTTCTATAATAATAGGCTCTCCGTTTGTTCCCGGACCTCCTAAAATTTGGTAGTCTTTGCCATCATAGTGAGATACTTCATCTACACGGTTAATCGGCGGATAGGATACAAAAACAGAAGAGATACCGCCATCAAAGTATTCTATATAGTTATTAGCTTCAAAGGTTCGCCCACAATATGATTCTACTAAAGCGGTAACCTGAGTTGCAATATTAGCCAGGCGACCGTCTTCATCTGTATTAATAGTTTTTATAACGAGAAAGTCTTTAATCTCGGACAGGTTAACTAAGTTCGCCATCTAATTTCTCCAAATTTTTTACAATAGAGTGAGTAGTAAGTCTTATTGGTGAAGAGTCTCTTGTACTTGCATGTTTTATCTCCCAAGCTAGTAATTGATTATAAAGGTCAGATTTTTCTTTATGGGCTTCAATATCCGCTAGAGTAAAATGGTTATAAGCCCCATTAAAGGAATTTCCAGCAGCTAAGTATTCTCTAAATTCATTCTCGAAAGTAATATATTGCCGACGAGCTATTTCAATTAGCATCATTTTTGCTTGGAAATCCATACTCTATACCTTTCTTCTGCCATGACTCTAATTTATAAGGACTCTCTAGCTTATAAAAAATAGGACCTAAGTTATATGCCTGAGTCACTTTACTTATTAGCCCCGGTAAAGCTTCTAAATAAAATACAGAAGCCTCAGGAGTAAATTCTTTATCTTTTAAATCCTCTATCCGTATCCAGAAGAAGGTGCCCAAATAGCTATACTCTTCTCCTAGCGTAAAAGGTTTTAAGAAGTTTTTGCTTTTAATAATACACGAACCAAAGGTTTTATATTTTTTATCCTCAAAAGGAAATTTAGAAACCTGGTCTAGAGTATAGTGGTACAATACGTCAGTCCACAAAGAAGTAGCTTTACCGTCTTCAGAATCTGGGTGGTACGAGGTACCTTTAGAGTGTGAATAATATAGTAATCCTTCTGAAGTTTTTTCTAAAAGTAGAGGTAGGCTAACATTAAAAAAGTGACCTGCTTCTCTAAGTGAGGAATTCTGAACAGTAATAACTTCATATCCTAGTTTAGTTAAAATAGAATACACTCGATCATAAATATCTTTTTCTGGAGTTACTTTTATTAGTGTGGCAATTTTAACCCCATTAAATAGTGCTCGATATTTAGACGCGTAAGATACTACTTTAAATACACTAGGATGGTCTAAACAATGTATGTGACAAATATGGTGTTTTAACATGGATATCCCAATAAGAAATAAGGGGGAGGGCTGTGCCCTCCCCCTCCTATAACCGACTAGTTATAATAACCAGTATTATGAGCTAGCAGTAGTGATGAGTGAAGCATATGAGTAACGAGCGCTAAGAGCAGCGTCAGCAACAGTTGTAAGGGCTTTGAAGTCCATACGAGTGCTGAGATACATAGCAGTTACTTGCTGCTGTGGTAGATACTCACTCTCTAGTTCCATTGCACGACGCTCACCAAGGATGAAGCCTGGCTTGTAAACTAGAATACCTAGGTTTGAATCAGCAGCTGAAGCAGTATCCATAAACTCAGAAATGAAGATTGGAATACCGTATATTGCGCCGACGCTACCAGTTAGGTAAGTGGCTTGAGCTCCAAACTTATCAACAGTCTGGAAATCAGTATTAGTAACTAGGTTGTTATATCCTTCTACTGAAGTGATATAAGCTAGGTTGCTTCCTAGAGCTAGGCCGTACTTTCCTAGTTTAATACGAGAAGCGGCGATATCGCTTGGGTCAGCTTTATCAATAGTAGTACCTGTCTTTGATACGAGTCCTCCGACAGCAGCAGCAAGCTCTACAACGCCTTTAATAACTGAAGGATATGCTCCAGCAGCAGTTAGAGTGTTTGAACTTGAGAAAGCGCTTAGGCTTCCGTTACCGCGTAGAAGTGCTTTATCAATACCGCGAGCTAGACGACGAGTAGCGGCTTGACGTAGGAAGTCAAGAAGTGGAAGAATTGTATCTTCTTCTTCGTCTTTTGCGATGTGAGTAGATACCATGAACTTCTTGGGGCTGAGAGTGACAGCACCAATCTGAGCCTGACGTGAAGTTGGTACAGTAGTAGTATCAGTTACACCAGTGGCAAATGAGCCGCTTGGGAACTGGGCTACGAAGTCTGAAGTATCTTCGTCAGCAACTGGAATACGGAAATCTTTTGAGTTTACTTCAATGCGATTAAACATTGGAGCTACTACTAGTTGCTGTTGCATTTCATTGTAAACGTTAACACTAAAAGCTTCGTTTAGGTTGCTGTCAGTGAGAACAGCTTTCATGCGGTCGCCTAGTTTAGTATCAAATACGTTCCACTTGTTAAGTGCTTTGGCTAGGAATACGGCATTAGCTTTTTCAATATCAGTAAATTGTGCTTGTGTACGTGCACTTTCCTGATAATGCATTTTGCTAGTTTGAGCAGAATTGATTTGCTCGCGATAGGCTTTTAGCTGTCCGCGAAGTTCTGCTAGCTCTTCCATTACGCGAGTATCGGGAGCGCTGTTGGTTTCTTGTGCACGGTACTCAGCAGCTTCTGCTTTAAGTACGGCCTCACCCGCTTTCTCAACGAGTTGGGCTACACGAGGCTCTGATACATGAGCTGGCGCAGCTTTGGTAGTTACCTCAGCAGTAGAAGCTTTTGTATCAAGCTTAATTGGTTCACCTACGTTTTCAGTAGTCATAGTTTTTTTCTCCTCTAGAGTTTTGTGTATATTATGGCCATATACTTTTAACATAAGATCTCTGCTGCTTTCCTGCGGAAGACGCTTTAGAGTCTCAACAACCATACAGATTTTATTTGCTAAACTAAAGTGGGAATTATTCCACTCAGAATAGCCTAAACTTACAAGATTAATAGAGTCATTTAAGGCTCTTTGTAGTTTTTTGTTAGAAACAATCTCAGGATCAGCTTTTAATTGAATAAGGTCTAGTTCCTTAAGATTTATAATACTTTTAAACTTGCTAATAAGAGCTACTTGCTCTTCTTCGCTAAAAGTGTTGTCAGAGTTTACGTGTAGTGTAATATCAAATTCTGTTCCTAGGTCCCAGTAGTTTAACACAGTAATTTCTGTTGCAGGAATTGACAGTGTGTTTTCTCCGTTAGACCCATTTATATCGCACTGTACAAATTTAAAGGTAGGATTCTCAGCAGTAGCTATTTGAGAAGTTATATATCTTTTGCCTTCAATTACAACATAAGTTTTAGTAGTAATTTTAGAAGTATCTTCACTTAGTAGGTTTACAAAAGGAATCTGCTTCATGGGATCTTCAGGAGTTACTTCACGCTCTTCCGTAGGCTCACTAGCTTTAGTTTCTTCTGCCTGCTCTTCTACTGCAAACTTAGTTTTAAATTCCTCATAAGCGCTATCGTTTTCAAAGCTTTTGCGCACTGAGAATAATGAATTTTGATTTGCAGGAACGCTTACTACTGAAATTTCTAGCAGTTCTACATCTTTAATAAAAAACGTATCTGTACGCTTATCGTAGTCTGCATCTTTAACTCTAAAGCCTACGCTAAAACTTTTTAACACGCCATCAGAGATTAGAGTTTTGATTCCGTGTTGACGCTCAGCAGCTTCACTAACACTTGCTTCAACAAAAATACCTTTTTTATCTACTGTTACTGCGTTTACTCGACCAATAGGCTTTCCATGATCGTGTTGGTATAGTAGGATAGGATTACGTCTAAAGTTATCAATTCCTTTAGTCCACGCTTCCGGTAGTACAATATCACCAGTTCTGTCTTTTTCACTAGTATTGGCATAACCCGCAATTTTAAATTGCTTGTCAGTAATGCCTTTTACTGTAATATCGTCAGTAGTGATAAAAAACTTTTTATCCATCTTTATTCGCTCCTCATTCTCGCGGGGCACTGTCTGCAGGTATTTCGTCTACACTTTCATTGGTAGGACGTCCACCTACATCTGGATTTACAGCACTTCCAGTTATATTTTGTGGCAGCCTAATTATATTAGTTTCTGGAGTATCTAAAGTCTTAAATCCAAGTTTGGCTCTAGCTTCGTCAGGAGTGATAATGCCTGAGTTTACTAAACTAACATAATACTGACTCTGAGTTCTTAGGTCTGGTTGCAGAGCTGTAATCACAGTTCTATCTGGCATAATACGCACAGAGTTAAAATAGTGAGCAAACGCACTTGCAAACATTAACACGATTGGTAATACAGTATGCTCATAAAAGAGTACTTGATTTGCTGCAATATTTGCGTTATTACCGCTCTTCATCAAGACATAGGGTACACCCATCGCCTTGGCCATATCTTGTTCTAGTCTATCGACACTACTCTCAAAATCTAAGCTTTGAAAGTTAATATCACTAAACTTATCTATCTTTAAGCCGCCGTCAAGAATAGCAGGGCTACGAGCGCCTTCAAAGATTGTCGCATAAGAATTACGCCAGCTCTGTAATAGGCGCTCTTTAATCTTTGTGTTTAGTACAGATTCGGTAGTAAGGACCACTCCGGGAACTGCGTTATTTTTAAAAAACTGCCGTTGAAACTTTAGAAGGGCATTATAGATGTTAATAATATTCGAGAGACTTTTAATGCTCT